TATATACCCGTCGTCACATACTGAAGAACCAACATTTCTCAATTGCCAAGACAATAACTTCTCGAATGTCGGGTCAGAGTTGAATAATTTATAGATGGAAAACTCATATTGTAATGCCAGCAGCGATACATGTTGATCAAATTGCTTCGCATCAGCAGGTATTACCACCGGATCTGAGAACAAATCCATCTTTTCTTTTATCAATTCAGCGCGTTGGGTAGCATTCATACCTTTGACTACTACGGTGTATCCAAATGTTTTATTGATTGCTTCATAAACTTTATGCTCGAGGGGCTTTATGAAACACCCTAAAGTAACATTATAGCGCGGGTGACTAGGACGGATCACTCGCGGACGGTCTTTGTTTGTTTTCTCTGCTTTGATGAAATCGGATGTGTGGGCGTGCTTTCGCATCACACCACCAAACAGGTCGTTGTCGATAGCGGCCTGCTGGTAAATTTTGAATTGTCGCTTACCTCTATAACTTTCGACAAAGTCGTGAACAGTCATAGGAGGAGTTTGAGTAGCATAACGCTTCATTATTTTTCTAAACGGGGACATCATTGGTTTGAAAAGAACATCAATTGGTTTTGGAGGGAGGATATAACCTTCTGGGGTCTTGAGGAATATAACTCTCTCCAATATTGCCTTGGACATGTTACTTAAATTGTGATTGAAGACTGAGAAGTTCATGTCAGGGTGAGCTAACCCTTTCATTACTAGGAACCTTCTCTGCCTGGAGACCCTACCATTGGGCACGACTTTGAAGCGGACATTGACGGTAGATGGGTGCGGAGCCAAGGATGGCTCCGCATCAATGCCCAGCCGCGTGGCAGGGCCTCCTCACAGGGGGAGGTAGGCCGAGGAGTCAATCTAACTCCAAGGCCAAAACTAGATAGAGCTCTAGAAAAGTACGGGGCATCATTCGCAATGTGCGATTCGACGACAGTTCTACTTGCTCTTATCTGCTGGGAAACGATCTCTTCATGAGTCGGATTAAAACACATCTCCATAACGGCATGCACGATCTTGGGGCGATCAATGGACATGATACGGAGTTCATCCAATTTGGATTTAATATGCCATCGCGCGGCTCCCTCAGTGGCTCTTGTTCTGACCCGAAGGTCTAACTCAAGGCCTCTTATTTGGCGGGCAACTCGTGCGGCAATGACTAATCGGTGAAACGGGTTGTCAGGAACTCGATAGATGGTTTGTTCATTCTCAGGATCGATGACAGGGATTAGGGGTATTGTGTCAGTTATGGAAACAACATTGGTGGCGGCCTGGATTTCCTGTTGGAGATCATAAGGGACCCTCCACTTGCCTCTCCACCATGTTTTTAACTGCGCAATAAAACTACTGACGCCACGTTTATCCGGGAACCGTGCTCTTGCAGCTCTGAGTTCAGCTGCTGTTTGCTCTGCTACTTTTAAAGCTTGGGGTTCGACAAACAACACAACTTCTGAACACATGTCTGGTTGATCGGAGACAGGTATTGACGTGGGGCCTCTAGATGCACCTTGCTTAATGCCCCCCATTTTCTGAGCGACAAAGTGTAGGATTCTAGAGGAGGTAGAGTGACCGCTCACGGTTGACTCTGCTCTACTAACAGGTCTCCCAATGAACGATTGGACTAATCCGT